ATCTAATACAGCGCCAGTATTGACAGTGACTGTGTTTGTACCAAATGGGCCATTAGTGACTGCTCCAGTAGAAGCGATGCCAGCTTTAAGGGTGCCGCCGGAGACAGTGGTGCCACCGCTGTAGGTGTTGGCGCCGGAGAGGGTAAGAACTCCACCAGTTAATCCATCAAACGCGAGGGAAGTTGCAGTACTAATGGCTCCAGCAGCTAGGTTAGAGGTGTTTGAAGACTTAATAGTTAGTGCAGACAGGCCGCTCACAGCCCCAAGAGTCACTTTGCCAGAACCAGCATTAATAGTAAGGCCATTAGTAATTGTGTAACGAACTACTACAACACCCGATCCACCGGAACCACCAGTTTGTGATCCAGTAAATCCAGCTGCGCCGCCACCGCCGCCGCCAAGATATCCGCTACCTCCATTACCACCATACCAACCAGCACCACCACCGCCACCGCCACCACTTTGTTGGCCACCGCCTCCGCCACCACCAGCAACCACAAGATAATCTATTGTATTAGCACTTACCACTATTAAATTTAATCCCGTAGGGAATGTATAACTTAGCGGACGAACAAATGATCCGTTATTATCGGAACCAAAATACTGTATAGCCATTAACTAATCTCTACACCAAATGCTGATATTGATATTGAACCTGAATTTGAGTTGGCTGCTAAGATTGCACCTGCCGGTAATGTAACACCTAAACTTAATGTTGCCGTATCAGATGCCGGAACTATACCACCACGAACAATGAAATATGTGTTGGCTGCCGTTGCTGAAAATGAACCTGAAGGCATTACGATGATTGAGTATGAAACATTCGCTGCCGTTTGATTTGCAACAGTAATGTTATTTACAATAGCTGCAGTTGAAGCAGGAACCACATACACATTACCTTGAGTGTTTGCAGTAGGATTTAATTGTCCTAAAATTTTAAGTGCGTTAGCCATTATTTGATTTCAACTCCATATGCGTGAATAGCAACACCAGCTGCTGAAGAGGTTGCATTAGCACCTGTTACATTGGCTGAAAGAATTGCTGAAGTTTGTAATGCAACACCTGTGTCTAATACTAAAGTATCAGCTGCAGGTATTGTAAGTGATTTAAGGATATAATGTTTAGTTGCTAATGCTTCAGTTGAAGGTCTTGCTACTAAATCGATAAGAATACTATTTGGTGTTCCGTTACAGATTGAAATTAAATTGACGACTGTATTTGTAGCTGCAGGAACAACATACACATTGGAATTCGTATTAGCTACACCAACAATTTGACCTAGAATCTTATATGGTGTAATGGATGCTGGTGCATCTGGTATCACACTAATACTTGATGATGTAATTGATAGTTGTCCATTAGAAACGGCTACTAATGATGTATTGGCTGCTGATGTTAAGCGACCTTGTTGGTCAACGGTAATGACTGGAATCTGGGTAGAACCACCGTAGGTGCCTGTGGTAACTGCTGTATTTGCTAGTTTGGCGGCTGTGACATTTCTGTCTAATATTTTTACTGTGGTGACTGCATCGGAAGCTAACTCGGATGCAACGACTGTTCCGTCTGCGATTGAATTTGCGGTTATTTGACTGATTGCCATGTTATCTCTCTAAAGAAAGTAATTAATTATGTTCTATTTATGTATTCGGGAGCCTTCTTTTTGCATCCTGGTTCAAAATGTAGTTAATATACTCACATGCTTCATCTTCATCATTAAAGTATCTCACCACAGTCTCTCCTGTCATTGTGGACACTACAAACAGTAATACTTGGTCTTTATAGACTGAAAACTTAATCCACCAATCGTTTTTGACGACTGGATGCCAAGACCTAATGTTTCGAATAATATCAGATTCTTGTGATTTGTGCATTTTAGGCAATAATTGGTTTATTTAAGTATCTTCTCGCAGGACAAAGCATTTCGTTGTTATACATAGCTGGTGTCCGGTTTGATAATAATACCATTGCTACCTACTTCTGATGAATCGATTTCAGATGTTCTTTTCGCACTCGCACTTGTATCCAATCATTATAGAACAATTCAGATTCCAGCACTTCACGATTAATCTGTTCTTTTAACTCCAAATATGCACACTCGGACCTCGATTTACAGAGGTGGAGTATTTCTCTCACAAAATTATTAACACCAAGCTCTTTAATATCCTCATGCAGGTATTTTGAAGAGCCATAATAATTCTCCCAATCAGATACCTTGCGGATTTTTCGTCTCTTTCCCTTGACTTGTTTATAACCAGCCTTGGTCAAAAACTTTTTACCAATGTATTTTTTACCTGTCTTGGTATTAGTAATTAAATATACAAATCCAAAATAGTCTTCAGCCATGTCTTGGGTGAAAACCTTGCCATTATATGTCCACATCAATCTTCGTATCCGTCTTCCTCATTGTTTGGTTTACTATCAAGAGTATTTAGGTTCAAATAACCAGAACAAAAGGGACAATAGGTCGGGTCAGAATCACATGACCTATCATCATAACGGATTATAAATTTGGAGTTACACTCATCACAGGAATGTTTGATACTTGACATAGGATATTTTGTTGAATTATTTACACGAACATTTAAGTTCGTAATCTTTGATTGCAGCTTTGATAGCATCTTCAGCAAGGACTGAACAATGTATCTTTACTGGTGGTAGTGCTAGCTCTTCAACGATATCGGTGTTTTTGATGGCCTGTGCCTCAGCCAGCGTTTTGCCCTTGAGGAGCTCGGTGACAAGGCTAGAACTAGCAATAGCAGAGCCACAACCATATGTTTTAAATTTCGCATCTATTATAATTCCATCTTCCACTTTAATTTGGAGTTTCATTACATCTCCACACGCCGGCGCTCCAACCATTCCTGTACCAATATCAAGTGCATCTTTAGGAAATGAACCAACATTTCTTGGATTTTCGTAATGGTCAAGAACTTTATCTGAATATGCCATATTATGCTGAGAACGATGAACCACAACCACAACTACTTGTGGCGTTTGGATTCTTTATCTCAAATTGTTCTCCCATAAGAGATGTTTTATAACCAATAACAGCACCTGATAGATATTGCATACTCATAGCATCAACTAATAAGGTGACACCAGATTCTTCAACAATAAAATCATCTTCATTTTGATTCTCATCAAAGGTGAATCCATATTGAAAACCAGAACATCCGCCACCTGAAACAAAAATTCTTAATTTAAGTCCTTGAGCCTCTTCATCAGCCAAAAGACTTTTTATTTTAGTGACAGCAGTTTGTTCTATTGTTACCATGTCTTAACTGATTCTAATGCAGTAGCATTAGCTGGTAATTTTGGGTTAAAGTTGATGCCTGTAGCAGTTTCAACATCTTTGATTGATACTTTATATTTCTCTAAATCAGCAACAGGTAGTGCGATATTAGGGAAAATGTATGCTGATGCCTTTAATGTTTTAGTATCGATAATCACTTTGAATAATCGAGTTGGAACACCAACTTTATTTGCACCAATCGTTGTGAAACCTTTGTCATAGATGGTACCAGATACTACATACAAATCACCAAACTGTGTAACATAGGTTCTTACTTTAGTTTCTAATTGTTTCCAAATACCACGATTGTTATTAGCAACTTGTGGAACCATGTTTGATAGAAAGAATGATTCAGACATAATCTTTTCATTCTGTGTGTTATCTCCAGCTGGACTCAAATGACCACGGTCATAGATATTTCCGGCAGTAGCATAGTCGGCTAATTGTGATTGACCTGCAACTGGTATAGCTGGGTCAGGACGAAAATCATCTTTGCGTTTAGCAGGACCGGTGATTGCAGCCTTTGTGACATGTTCAACCACATATACAGCAGTCTTGGTACCAGTATCATATTGAATTGCATAGTTTGTTTTACAAAGGTATACAGAACTCTTTAGGTTGATAACTGGTGCACCATAGGGTGTAAATTGAGGACATTTATCATCAATTGGGTTTGCCAGTGTTGTTAATGGTAATAATAGTAATAGTAATAGTTTTTTCATTTAACTTCCTTTAATTTTTTAATTATGATATTTATTTGTTCTTCAACTGATAATCCATTTTGAATATGAATATCACACGATATAGGTTTTTCAAATAATTCATTAGT